TCCGGCTCAGGCCAGTCGCGAGGCCGGAGGAACACCGGATCACACCACGCATCGTTCGCGATGGTGTAAACCCGGTCAATGATGCCGTCCGGCGCGTCGAACACCGTCAGGCCGCATTTGAAATGCGTGGAGCAGAACGGGTAGATGTTGACCTGATTCCCGCGCTCGCCTTCCAGCCACTTTTGAAGGTCGGCAAGCCCTTCCTCGAATAAAAGGTTGTGCGCGGATTTTCCTCCCGTAGTCACCGGAAGCGCAAGATTTTCTGCCTGACCGCTTGGCCAGATGGATTCAAAGATTTCCCGGCGTAGTTGCGCGACGGTTTTCATTGCTGTTTACGCGGAGGCCGCTTTCCTTGCGTGGGTTTGAATTCCGACGGAGGCTCGGTCGTTTTCCCCGGAGTGGCGGTATCGGGCAACGTGGCGACGGACGGCGTGGCGGTCTGCCTCAAATGCGCGGGAATGTCCGTCACACCGCCCTCAACCGCAACATTTCGACCTGTGGCGGGGAGTTGGCTTGTCCGGTTCAGGCCGTTTTTCCCAATCTCCTCCCTCCAAAGCTGCCTTGAGGCTGGTGAATGATTTTTTTTTTCGAGGTAATCACTCGCGAACTCCTCGGCGGAAATCTCCACAATGCCGTATCGCTGTTCCCTGTTGAACCGCGCGAATTCCGCCTGCACTACTTCGCTGTCCGTCGCGAAGTAGCCCGTTATCAAATCCAGCGTCGTGAACTCCACACGCACACCGCTGGACAGGACAGGATGATTCGAGGGCGACAGCTTCTTGTAGTATTTGATTTCTGCCATGCGCCGAACCGTAAACCCTTAAATGCCTTTGACGCAATAAAAAAACCGCCTCCCATTTACGAGAGGCGGTTTTGATGAAAACAAATCGCTAATACAGGTTTGTGTAGCTCGAACCTGTCACTCCAGTCGTCACAGGCTTCACCCGCGCCACGTTCTCGATCCAGAGCGAATTGCTTGGGCATTCGACTACCGCCGTGCATGTCTCTGACGTGAGACTGATTTCCTCGGTCACGTTCTCCATCGTGCAGGCGAACGTGCGGTCGAGCCGCGCGAGTTGTTCAAGCTGACCGAGCGTGTGAACCACCTTGTTGCTGGCGATTGTGCCGGGATAGATCGTTCCGCCTTTCGGCCCGGGTTTGCCCATGTCGAGGATGAGCAGGAACGTGCCGCGCGAGCCGATGCCTTCGGTCGCGTGCGCCGAGGCGATGTCGTCGAAGAACTCGTGCGTGATGATGTTGATTTTCACGCCGAACGGCCATTTCAGGCGGTAAGTGCGCCACTCGAAGCCCAAGTTCTCCATCGAACCTTCCTCGATGTTGATGCGCGTCTCGGCGTTGCCGTATTCGTTCTTGTAATACTCGATCATCGCCGTCTCAAACAACGCGGCGTATTCCGAGTCGGTGTAGATGTCGATGGAATTGGCCATCTTGCCCTGCGATTTCCGGGAGCGGACGATCTGGTAGATGTTCTGGAACAGTTCGTAGAGGTTCAACGGATTGTTCTGAACGTCGCGAACGCGGTCGCACCGGCGCAACTGTTCATAAACGCCGATCATGTTGGCGCGGTAAGCGATGACCTTTCCGCCGAGGCCGGGGTCGGTGTTCGTTCCGGTGACGGTTTCAATCTGCTCAAGGCTCTGGTAGAGCGCGAGCGTCTGGTTCGCGCTGATGGGTTTGCCGAAGAAGAACGAGTGCAGCCAGCGGCGCTGGAATTCTTCTTCATCCTGCCGGTTACGCTCGGCCAACGGAAGGTCGCCGAATTCCTGAAAGTATTTGTTCGATTCCATCAGGCGCGTGAACACCTTGATGTATTCGGAGTCAACGCAGCGCGTCCGGCGCATGGTCTGATACCAGAACGGCACTCTCTTGCGAGGGTCGAGCGTCGGGCGATTGTTGCACCACGATTCAAAGTCGTTGACGTTGTTTCCGCCAGGCAACAGCACGCCGGCTGTCGGCGCGGTGTCGTAAGGAGTGCTGGACGCCGCGTTTTGCGTCGTGATCAGCACGTCCACATAGCTCAGGTCGGAGGCTGCTGCCGAAGCCAGCACTTTCCATTGGCCGAGCGTGGCGACGCCACTGGCGCGTCCAAAGATGTGAACAGTGTCTCGCGACACGAACCATTTCGCGTCGAGATCGATTCCGTAACGGTTGACCACGCGGATAACCCGGTCGGTTCCGACTCCTAGGGCGAGGTCGTCGGAAGTCAGCGGGCCAGTCACGCCAGCGGTGTAGGCGCTTTTCGCCTGCCCCTGCGTGATCGCCCAGAAGTCTTTGTTGATGACGCTATCCTGTCGCCCGAGAACGAACGGGTGCAGCAGCGATGGGCCTTTGTCGATTTTTTCATAGGAGAGCAACGAGCGCATGTTGCGCTGGCTCGACATGACCCAATCATACATGCCGTTGGTTTTCGTCCCGCACGCCTTCATCTCGAAGCTCGTGCGAAACCAAGCGTCCATGTCGGCGAACAGGCCGGACTGCTTGAACAAGGATTCAAGCTGCGTCGGGGTCAGATGCGCGATGGAGGCGCGGGTGATGGTTCCACAGGTGTCGTAGTTGTTGCTCACTACGACCGGACACGGTGTTTCTTGATAACGGTCTGCCATAAGTTGTCAACGTCTCGGAGCCGTCCAACCCGGCTCTCGATTTGTTGGCAACATTATGCGCGAGGAAAAGCAAGTTTTGCTGCGATTTCTGCAAAATTTTCTTGCCCTGGCGTCCCTCTTGCTCCGGTGGTTATCAAATCCGACGATGTGGCAATGGAGGGTGCAACCGTGCGTGGCGGCGCGGGCGTTGTCGGCTGAACGACTGGCGCTCTGGTCGGCGCGGGGCCTTTGGCCGCTGGCGATGCTCCTGTCAGCTTTCGGATTTTGTCATAAGCCTTGCGGGTTTCGCGCGCCACTTTGTCGGTAATTAAATCCTCCAACTGATCGACGTTGATGGCCCAGAAGCCGTCGGCAATCTCCTGAAGCTGTTTTTGCTTTTCTTCCTTCGTCGCCGAGGATTTCAGAATCTTTTCCTTCTTGCGCGCCAACTGCTCGTGAGTGGCGAATTGCCGACCGGAGGGATCAACCCGCTCAGTTTCGGGCATTTCCAAAAATTCGCGCTCGGCTTGGGCAAGATTTTCCAGAATCATTTTTTGAACCGGATTGCGTCCTTCCAGCGCGTATTGAAGCTCGGGAATGGTGGTCTTTTCCAGTTCCAAAATCATCGGCTCAAGGAACTGCGACGCCGCGCCGTCCAGCAGTTCTTTGGCGAGCGGGTCTGTCTCGGCGATTTTTGCGATGCCTTCCTCGGTGATGTTGGGCTTGCCGTCCTGATGGATCATTGCCCCAAGCGTTTCATCGAATTGATTCACCAAACGCGCCACATGGCCATCCACCCGCTCAGAAATGACCGGCATGGCCTTCTTCCACGCTTCCTTGATCTTGATCTCGTCCAGTTGCGGTTTGATGGTGCGCTGGTAGCGTTCCTGAAACTTCATCTCGTCGCGCGCCTCGTCCAGCTTCGCCTCGTCCACCTGCGGCTGGTTCTTAGAGTAAAACTCCTCATGCTCGGCTGAGTCCGGGTCGAACTCGATGCCGGGATTATTCTTCGTCCATTCGGCCTCGTAAGCGTAGCGCGCTTTGGCAAAGCTCCTGAATTTTTCAGCGATTCCTTTCTGTCCAGGCTCCATCTGTTCAAGAATCTGGAACACCTTGAAATCCTGCTGATCTTCCGGGGTAAGTTCCTGGTCGGTTTCTACGACAGGCGCGGCTTCTGCCGCTCTTTCGGCGGATTCGGTCGCTACTTTCGTCAGGGTGCTTTCGACAGCTTCGCGGCGACTGCGCGGCTTGCGCTCTGTTTTTCCGGCGGGTTGCGGAGCTGCTGTGGTGGTTGTGACGGTTTCGGGCGCTGCCGTGGTGGTCGCGGCCTCCTCTTTTTCTTTGACCACCGCCTTCCCGCCGTCCGTCTTTTCCCATCCCATAGATTTCACCAGGTTCTTTCGCCGCTCCAAAAGCTCAGGCTCGGTTAGCGGCTTCTCCTCAATCGGCGCGGGGGTTGTGGTTTGTGTTGAGCTTTCCAGCGCGGTTGCTGGCGCGGCTTCCTTTTTTTTCACGGATATGGTTGGCATGATGTTTGATTGTTCGTGTTACTTGGTTGACGGCCTGGACGAAAGAGACAATGCAAAAAAATCGTAGTCTTTGTCACGCATTTTGTTCAAGAGGTCGTTCAGGTAAATCAGCCGCTCGGCTTCTTTGGCCTTCGAGTCCGCGCCATCCCTATCACTGTCCTGCTTTTCCTTCTCTGGGTCGGCTTCACTCTGCTTGAACTCAATGAGGCCATTGCCCGCCTCCGCAGCCAAGAGTGCGGCGCTATCTTCAAGAAACTTTTGGAACAGCGCCCGCCCGGGTTGACCTAGCCATTCCTCAATCACCTTGCGGTCTGCGTGCGACAGCGGCGTTTTATTGCAATGAATCATCGGCGGGATTTGGCGCGGTGTTGAACTGGAGAATTTCCGCGACTTTCTGGATGAACTGGTCATTTTGGACTCCCAACGCAACGCCCTTTTGTGCGAGGGCTTCGGCTTCGGCGGTTTGCCCAGCAACGGTATTTATGCCGTTGATGATTTCGGGGATGATCTGCGCCGTCTGTCCTATCTGCTCCGATACCGCGCGCACGCCCTGAACGATCTGGCCGACGGCCTGCTCCGTCGCCAGAACTTTCTCCGCAAGCGGCTTGATCGCGCCGCCGATTTCTTGGCGGAGCGCATCTTCGGATTGTTTGACGTTCTCCAATACGGTCGTCACGACCTGTTTCAACTGTTCTTGCGCTTGCGCCGCTTGTTGCTGCGAGTCGCCGTCCACATACAGTTTGAAGTCGCGGTCGATGCCGGCCAAGTTCGCGATGCGATTCGCAAGCTCCAACGCCTGCTTCGCGCCAATCGCCGGGCCGGTGATAGGGTTGCTCAAAAGGTCTTTCACAAGTGAAGACATCGCCTGCGCCGTCTCGACATCGGATACCCTGTCCGGCTCGGGACGACTGTTCACCAGACTCCAGATGTCAAGAGACACGTCTTTCTTCTTCGCCTTGACGCGGATGTGCCGACTGGATTCACCGGACTTCTTCGCGGGCTGCTCATCATCGTCCACATAGGAAATGCCGTATTTGTCGAGGTCTGCTTTTGTCAATGGCGTGTCCCACGGAATGATGCCGTAGAAGTCATCATCGGCGTTCGCGTCGGTGAACCAGTAAAGTTGCCGCTTCCACGCCGCCATCGCCAAATCGATTGACGCCGATGTGAAATCCACCCGGGAAGAAGTCGTCTGCGCGATGTGCCGGACTTCCTCGCGCGTCTGCTCGTGCGACGCCGCCTGCCCGACTTCCAAAGAGGACATCACCAGCACCCTTTCAAGAACGTCGAGGATGGTTTTCAGGACGTTGATGAGTTCGGCCACGTTGCCTTTGGGCAGGGAGAATGATTGAATCGCGTCCACGACCTTGTTTTGCCCTTTCATCGATTTCCTGCCCGAGAAACTTTGGATGTTCAGCTTGCGGAACAGGGATTCGCCGATGTTGCGGATGTTCGATAGGCTTTCAGGCGTCACCTGATCCTCGTCAACCAGCGTGAGGTTGGCCAGGTTTTGTTTGCAGGACAGAATGATTTGGGTGAGCACCATGCCGAATTGATCTTGGAACGGCAGGATTTCGAGGGAGAGGCTGGCGTTGTTCGCGCGGCTTTCGTCGGAGTCGTAGCCCCAATAAGTCGTCGGACATGATGGCAGCGGCGCGCAGTAAAGAATCGTGCAGCCGTCGCCGGCGCACAGAAACCTGAACCAGACGGGGCAATCGTAGTCGCCCAACCCGTTGTCCTTGGGAATCAGCTTTTCAAAGTATTCGGTGACGAGCACGCCCTGATCTTCGCGGTCTGTCCCATAGTATTGCTGCGCCAGTTTCAGTTCACGGTCGTTCGACCCCGCGCCCACGCCCGCTTCGGCGGCGGTGGTCAGCCCGGAACCGGACACCGGCACGGACGCGCAGCCGTAGGCCATCTTGCACCCGGAATAGACGGTCGAGAAAAACAGCTTGTTCGCCTCGATGATGTTCACGCTGCCCAAAGAAATCTTTTTGTCGTTCCACAGGCCGCGATGCAGCAGTTCGCGGTAACGCACGATGCGCCAGTATCCGGCGTAGGTGCAGCCCGTGTCCGTGTTGAAGGTGGACGGCCCGTAAGCCAAGTCGCGGAACGTCCGTGTCGGATGGGGCAGGTGATAGCGCAAGCCCTCCTTCACCCTGATTTTGATTTCATCGCCCTCTTTGGCGTTTTCCTCCGAATCCTTTTTCTTCTTGCCGGATTTCACGTCGTCCTTGTCGGCAATCCGCACCTGCTCCTCGCTGTGCCACTCCTCAGCCACGAACATCAGGCAGGTCGCGTAATGTAGGGCTTTCAAAACGGCCTGTTCCATCGTTTTGTAGTAACCATACTGCTCGGCCATCACGTTGATCCGGCTCGTCCACAGGTCGCAGCGCAGGCGATTTTTCGCGGTGACGATGGCGGGCGAGAATTTAAACAACGGATTGTTCCGGCGCGCGTTGCAGATGTTCGCCCATCGAATCGTGACGTAGGATTTGACCAACGGAACGAAGATGTTGAAAAACATCGGTATGTTGAACATCTTTTTCCCCGTTGGCTTTCCGGTCTTGCAATCCGTTTCGTCACAGATCATCTGCCCCAAACCCCATGCCTTCATCTGTTCGTAAACCTCTTTGTCGTTCGGATCCTTGTCCAGGAAATGTTGAACGAGCGTAGGGGTCATCTGCCGATGCTCGATGTCCCAAGCCAAGTCGAGGGCGTAGGTCTGCTGATATTCTGCGAAGTTGCGCGTCATACCCTCATTGACGCGCGAGCGGATGCGGTTGCGAAGCGCCTGTATTTCGGGCGTTGTGCTGCTGAGTTCGGCCTCGAACTTCGCCTTCAGTTTATCGGGCGTTATTCCGAGGCCGCGCAAAATGTTCAGGTCAACGGCCATTTGCCTTGTTGTCGGTTTCGGAGACGGACTGGTTTCAGGCCATCATCTTTTCCGCCCGGCGCTGTTTCAACCGCTCCATCGGCGTCACCGTCGGCGCGGTCGTCGTTTCCTCAATCGGTTCTTCTTCGATTTCGACTTCGCCGAGCTTGGCGGAGGTCACTTGCAGCGTCAGGGTTTGGCCGTCATCCGTTGTCAATGTGATGGTTTGTGCTTTCATCTTGCCTTCAAATGAATCATGCCACATCTTTTGTCAATCTTTCTTAATTATGCCGCTCGACAAAGAAGGCAACTGGTATCCTCTCCTGTTCGACCGCCAGCTTGAAGTGTTCAACTCCAAAGCCCGCGCCCTGCTTGTCTGTGGCCCCAGGTTGTCGGGGAAAACGTGGGCGGTGCTTGCGCGCATTGTCCGTCATCTCTGGGACACGCCGGGCGCGCGCGTGGCCATGTTCTCTCGCACCATGAAGAACGCGAAGGACGGCGGAACGTGGATGGACATGCACAACATCACGCTGCCGGAGTGGATCAACTCAGGAATCGGCATGGAATACACCACCTTGAACGCCGATGGTGTGCCGGGCTGGAAAACCGACGGCTCAACCCGCACTCCGTATTTTCGTGTCAGCAACCGATGGGGCGGTCAGTCTGAGGTTCGCCTGTTCTCGCTCGACTTCGACGACGGCATCGAGGACAAGCTCAAGGAGCAGCGGTTCTCGCTCATTTACTTTTCAGAACTGTCGAAGTTCCGTGATCGAAAAGTGCTTTCCATCGCGCTGCCAGCCTTGCGGATGCCTCACTTGAAGATGGCCGACCAGATGTGGATTGCCGACACCAACCCAGGCGAGGAGGGGGAAAGCTCGTGGATTTACGAGACTTGGTATATGGAACGGCTGTTAAGCTACGACCAATACTGCGACTATTTCAAGGAACGCGGGCGCACGCCGCTTGGTGAAACCGAATTCAGGAACTTCCAATCCGGCCTCGAATTGATTGAGATTAAGCCGGAGGAAAACCCGTTCATCGAACCCGCCGTGATCGAGGAATTGAAGGCCACTTACGCCTACGACGCCGGCCTGTATGCGCGTTACGTCAAGGGACTGTGGGTTTATGGCGATGGCGATTCAAGCCGCCATTTCCGCACCGCGTTCCGTCCGAACATTCACGTCGTCGGCGACTGTTCCGCGCCAAACAGCGACGATTGGATTTACTTGAACCCATCCGAGAATTGCTACGAACTCATCACGGGATGGGACTTGGGCGACGTGAACCACGCCGCCGTCGCGATGGAAAAGATGTATCTGAACAACGTGCTTCATTTCGTGGTGCTCGAAGAACTCGAAAGTATTGAAACACCCATCAGCATCGAGGAATTCACGCAGGAGTTTGTCGGGCTGATAGAATGGCTTGATTCCGTCGCCGGCAAGAAGCTGCTTACCACGTCGAACTGGAGCGACCGCTCCTCCATCGAGAAGTATTCCGCGACCGCCGACACCTTTCCCTACTTGGAAGTCTATGCGGCATCTAATGAGCGGATTTACCTTCAAGGCGTTCCAAAGGGCAGAGGATCGGTGAAAGTCCGCGTGCAACTCCTAAAACAACTGCTGGTTCAAGGGCGAATCAAGTTCTCCGCGCACCTGACTGGATTGCATCGGATGCTGCGGGATTTGAAGAAGGGCAAGGGCAAGCTGGATTACGTCATCTCGGACGAGAACAAGCACCTGTTTGACGCCTTGACCTATCCGCTGCTGATGGAATGCGCGGACGACCTGGACTCGCGCGCGGAACGCAGCTTGGGCAAACGCCCTTCTTTGAGCGTCTCGGTTTGAAAGGCTTGAGCAACCCCGCCAGCCGCTTCGCGGCCAGCAAAACTATGCCGGGTTGGAACCGGCATGGCTCTCCTTTGATGGACGGTTGCCCAAGTCTTTCAACAATCGCAGCAACATCCGTTTCTGCGCCTTGTTGGGCGCACGCATGATGTGGCTCAGTTTGCTGT